GCAGAAGATGAAGTTGATTGGGGTGATGATGTAATCACTGTTGTCAGTAAATTCAGTGAAGCCTATTCATTTGTAAAACGTGATCTAACAAACATAAGGAACAATTTCATGTGGGACGTACCAGAGATGGTATTGTTCTTCAGTGACTCTAAAAATTTCAGGAAAAAAATTTACCCTGATTACAAAGGTCACAGAAATCGAAAGAAGCCTTGTGGGTATAGGCGTGTTATCAAAGCACTTCAAGATGAGTATGAAGTAATTCGTATGCCAGAACTTGAAGCTGATGATGCCATGGGTATTTATGCAACAGCTAATACTGGAAACATTATTTGCAGTCCCGATAAGGACATGAAACAAATCCCAGGTAAATTGTATGACTTCAATGAAGTGGTAGACATCACTCCAGAACAAGGAATGCAATGGCATTACATACAAACACTTGCAGGTGACCAAACTGATGGCTACAGCGGCGTGCCCGGAATTGGAATCAAACGTGCAGTCGATTTGTTTAACGAAAAAGGTTACACGTGGAGCACCGTAGTACAAGCATTTGCTGAAAAAGATCTTGGTGAAGATGTAGCTTTAATGAATGCTCGTCTTGCAAAGATCCTTACCTATACTGATTATGACCCAATTCAACGCCAGGTCATACCGTGGACTCCCACCACCACCAGTGATGCAGCTGACGGTGGAACAAGAGTTCAAGATACGACGCCTGAAGGATCTACTGCCTGAAGCAGACAAAGAAGATCTGATTACTTTATTCCTTGCATTACAACGGCAAAACTTTTGCCTATCCAATACTGTCACTAACCTTTTAAAACATTGGCAATCTCCCCCACCTACTACACCCGAGGATCAATAGAAGTTTGGGATTTTATTAGAGACCAACAACTAAACTACCACCTTGGGTGTGCAATTAAATACATCTGCCGTGCTGGTTATAAAGATAACAAAGCAGCAGATCTGAACAAAGCAATTCATTATCTTCAAAATGAACTCCTACATTCACACGAGTCTGATGGACCAAGCGGAACAGTTTCGTTCAGCGTATGGTCTCCAGAATGGTCCGACGATCCGCAAAACCCAGAAATCTTTGATCGATGAAGAGTGGAGTGAATTTCACGAAGCTTATCACCTCAAAGATGCTCTAGAACAGCTGAAAGAATTAGCTGATTTGGTGTACGTTTGTTATCAATTTGCAGCTTCACAAGAATGGGACTTAGATGAAGCTATGCATCGTGTCCATGAATCCAATCTTTCCAAACTCGATGAAAATGGAAAGCCCATTTATCGTGAAGATGGGAAGGTTTTGAAAGGACCAAACTACCAACCACCTTATTTGAACGACCTTATTATCCAATGACTTCCACTCTTATCTCTCGCACTGGTCGTGTCCAATCTTGGATTGACGACCCAACCTCACGCCTTCCAGTCAGCTGCACTGTGTTTGTAGTTGAAAATGAGATGGAAGGTCCAAACGGCATTGAAGCCTCTTGGCGTTTTGTAAGTCATGCATTGCGTTATGGGGCAGGCTGTGCCGTACACCTATCTAAACTTGATCCAAAAGGATATGAACGTCCATCTGGAGTGACTGCAAGCGGTCCTGTTTCCTTTGCAAAAATCTATTCAACACTTAATGAAATCCTACGACGAGGTGGCATCTACAAAAATGGCGCAGTGGTTTGTCATCTCGACCTCAATCACCCTGACGCTCTTGACTTTATTTCCGCTTCCCGGAATGAACTCCCGTGGATTAAACGATGCGTCAACATCACACCCAAATGGTGGGAAGCCTGTGAGTTTAAAGACGAACTCCTTTTTGGAATCAAATCCGGCGACATCTGGCTCAACAAAGTAAAGTATGACAATGAAGGAAACCGAATCCGAGGAAACGTCTGTCTTGAAGTTTACCTGCCATCACGCGGAACGTGCTTGCTACAACATATCAACCTTGGAGCCTGTGAATTTGACGACATTCCAAAAGCTTTCGTTCAGGGTATGCAAGAGTTGTGTGAACTCCACGCTAGAACTGGTGTCGGAGATAGCGGAGAATACTTGCCCCCAGAAACAGATCGACAAGTTGGACTTGGAATGCTCGGACTTGCCAACCTCCTACGAAGGTACGGCATAACCTATGAGCAATTCGGTGTTGCTTTGGAACAAGTCAATGGAGGCGATGTGGTACGAACGCCAGCCTTTGATTTGGCATGTCAGTTTAGGGCTGGTATCAATGCTGCCGCCACAGTTGCTCGCAGTCATAATATGGTTCGAGCCTTTGCTATTGCACCCACTGCCTCCTGCAGTTATCGAAGCAAAGATCTGGATGGTTTTACTTGCACCCCAGAAATTGCGCCCCCAATCTCCCGGACTGTTGACCGCGATTCGGGTACTTTCGGTGTTCAAACCTACGAATATGGTAACGTAGAGATTGCATCAGAAGTAGGTTGGGATGCATATAAAAAAGTAACTGATCAAATTATGATCATGCTTAATCACACGGGACTTCTTCACGGGTATAGCTTCAACAGTTGGAGTGATGTCGTCACTTATGACGAAGCCTTTATCGAAGAGTGGTTAGCATCTCCGCAGACCTCCCTTTACTATTCCCTTCAAGTGATGGGTGATGTACAGGATAAATCCAATGCATACGCTGCTCTTGATGAGGCAGAAGTAGATGATTACCTTGCAACACTTTTTGAAGGAACTGATGAACTTACATGTGATTGCCAAGAATGAATCCTTATCAAAAACTAATGGCGCGGAAGCGCAAGTGGACACCGGTACAGACAAGTGCCGGTATCTGCAAAGAAGGCTCGGAAGCAGCGATCCTCCGTGCACTTGCATTGAGACATATGGAACTGCCTGTGGGAGATTTTATCAGTGATGCACTTGAAAAAAATGTTCCACTTGCAGCACGGGATCTACTCCAGTCAAACGTCAAAGACGAAGAGAACCATGATGTCGCTTTGGGTTACATTGCCAAGGCTTACGGAGTGGATGAACAGGCTGAGAAAGAGGCGTTGGCGCTACAAAAAGCGTGGATTGCGCATCCTGATCACACGATTACCAAAGCGATGGTTGCCGAGCGTGCAATTTTCTTCGTTCTTTTACCATTCTTCCGCTTTAACGGTGACGCTGGAATGCGTACAGTCAGTGCCGACATCAGCCGAGACGAACAGATCCACGTGGCAACGAACTCTTTGGTATGCAAAGAATTGGGGCTTGAGATCTCACCGTCGCTGGATAAACTGAGGAAAGCAACTATTAACTGGGTAATGCAACCACTAGGTGTAAATACTCAGGACAAATATTTGGACAAAAAATTTTGGCTTGATTCTAGCGATCGGCTAATGTATGAGGGTAAAGCCCCCGAACTTTCCGAAACTAAATCTGCTAGAATGCCTGCCTTCTTTGAGCATAGCAACGTAAACCTTCCACAGTATGCCTGATCTAAATCTCCTCGATGTACGTGGTATGACAGCCAACGCCATGCTTGCTAAGCTAGAAGAAACTTTTCCACCCACCAATCCTACACCTGACGATACAATGCAAAAAATTATGTACCGATCCGGTCAACGTAGTGTCGTTGAGTGGGTCATTAATTATATGGAAGAGAACTAATGGCTAATCGCGTTTCTAGAGATAAACTAAAAGAAATTAAACAAGGTTACCGTGATGAAATTAGTTCACTACGGCAACAACTACGAGATTATCAAACTCGACTTGATCAAGCAACCAAAACCGCAGCTAACGCCCCAAAGATTAGCCAAGAGGCTAAAGACTATAGGGCACAAACTCAAGGCATGTTGTCTCAGGCTGAAGCAATTAGAAGTGGTTATTCCTCACAACTTGCTTCTATTCAACAGCAGCAAAAAACCTACGAAGATACTATGGCAGCACGTTCTGCTGCACTAACTCGTCAAGGTGAAGAGCAACGTGCTGCACTAACTCGTCAAGGTGAAGAGCAACGTAAAGTTGCTGCAGAAGAAGCAGCTGTTCGTAGTGCAAATCAACGTCGTTCTGAACTAGCACCACGTCTGCAAATCCAACCTGCCGGTGAAACACCAACCACTGGTGGTACACAACCGTTCAAGCGTCGCAAGATGCAGTTTGGTGATACTAAACCTTATGGTGCTTTGGCTATTAAATCCAATACTCTTAACGTCTAATGACTGCTAAATCTCGTTATGACAGATTGTCTTCAGACCGTTCACAGTTTCTAAACAGTGCTAGACAAGCAGCAGATCTAACTCTACCTTATCTCATCCGTGAAGATGAGCACTTCACTAAAGGTGCTCTCAAGCTTCCGACACCCTGGCAATCAACAGGAGCTAAAGGTGTGGTGACGCTTGCAAGTAAACTTATGCTTGCATTGCTACCTCCACAAACTAGCTTCTTTAAACTCCAGGTTAACGACATCAACCTTCCACAAGAGTTGGGTCCAGAGATTAGATCAGAACTTGACTTGTCGTTTGCTAAAGTTGAACGCACTATCATGGAATCCATCGCGGCTTCTACTGATCGTGTTGTCGTTCACCAAGCACTTAAGCATCTTGTTGTTGCTGGCAATGCTCTTATCTTCATGGGTAAGGATGGGCTCAAGCTCTATCCCCTTAACCGCTATGTGATTGATAGAGATGGTAACGGTAATGTTATTGAAATTGTAACAAAAGAAACAATCTCGAAAAAATTACTGAAAAAATTTTACCCGGATTACAAGGAAGAACAGCCTAATAATGTATCCGATGATTCATCAGGTCAAGATGATGAATGTGATATTTATACACACGTCACCTTGGATAACAACAGATGGATCTGGCACCAAGAGGTGTACGACAAAGTGCTTCCCAAGTCTATGGGCAAGGCACCACTTGACGCTAACCCCTGGCTTGTGCTACGCTTCAACCACGTAGACGGAGAAGTCTACGGACGTGGTAGAGTGGAGGAGTTCATCGGTGACCTCAAGTCACTTGAAGCACTGTCACAAGCCATCGTTGAAGGCAGCGCAGCAGCTGCTAAGGTAGTG